TTGTGGCGATGCGATGCAATCAGATATCGGCAATAAATCTGGTTTCATGAGGGTTTATGATCTATTTAATAATAAAGAAAGCGAAGAGCGCGGAATTTATTGTTTTCAATTTGATGAAGAAGATATTATGCGTAGCGAAATACTAAAATACATCGTAAACGTATTTAAGAAATTAGATAAAACTAACATACACTGATATAATACAGTATGAGTAGCATTTACTGTTCTAATTGTGGTACTAAACATATTTTAGGATCAAAATTTTGTACTAACTGTGGAAATTCATTAGGTGGATTTTCCAATGTCAATAAACCAGTTTTACAAAAAAGCGTATCAAGAAATATTTCAAATACACCATCTAGAGAAGTAGATGAAGATGGCATTCCTACTACATTTGTTAAGCCTTCTAAGCTTGCTTATGAAATAGAAAAGCCAGCAGGTAATAAATACTCAGCTAAAGATTTATTTAATTCTGCTCCTATAGATCCAAGTGAAAGAATTTCCTCTAGGGGAAATTCAAATTACAGAAGACTAACTAAAGAGGAGCTTTTATCTCAATCGCTTAAAGAATGCAGTTCTAGACAACCGCAAGATATTGATGAATCGTAAAAAAAAGAAATTTGAAGACATGTATGAAACAATTGATCAAGTAATCAAAAAGCGCAAAAACAAATGGAAGTTAAAAGCGATTACTTGGTTTGATTTTGAAGATATAGAACAGGTCATAAAAGTTCATATCTATAAAAAATGGCATCTATGGGATCAATCGCGAGCGATTGAGCCTTGGGTTAATCGTATAGTCACAAATCAGATACGAAATATAATTCGTAATAATTATACAAGTTTTGCGCGACCATGTTTATCTTGTCCTTTCAATCAAAATAAAGAAGGCGATTCTGGTGTGGAAATGTCTTGTGGATTTACTCCAAGTTCAAAGCAATGTAATGAATGTCCATTATACGCTAAGTGGGAAAAGATAAAAAAATCTGCTTACGATGTTAAAATAACAGTTAGTTTAGAAAATCATAAAAATTATTTTATGAATGTTGAATCAACAATGAATCATGATTATAAATCTGCGGAAAATAAATTGCACGATTTGATGAAAAGCTGTTTAAGTGATAAACACTTTTTTATTTATAAAATGTTTTTTATTGATAATTTAACTGATGATCAAGTAGCTAAAATTTTAAAATTTAAAACATCAGAAAAAGGAAGAAAAGCTGGGTATAAGCAAATAAAAAATTTAAAAAAAATGTTGTATATTAAGGCTCAAAATTTATTAAAAAATAACGATATATTCTCCTCTTAATATGTTAACAGACGAAAATAAAGCTTTTATTTTAAGAAAAATTAACGAAGGAACACAAGATTATGTTGTATTAGCGAATCTTGTTTTTAATCGTGAAGATCTAACTGGTAGATCTAAGGAGGCAAAAGCGGTAAGAGATTTTTTAATCGCTACTGGTTTTTCGAAGAAACAAGAAAAACCTAAACCAACACAAACAGTAGAAATATTATCAAAAGAAAATTGCGAGTTTATTGATCAAAACATAAAAACAGGAATTACTCCTAGACAAGTTACAGAATTAATATTTCATGAAAAATTTGTAGGTCTTGAGAATATAAATATTTTTATAACAGCAGAATACCGTGCAGTTCAAAAATATATTAAAGAAAAATATCCAGATTATTTAGTAGATAATGAATCAGGAGTAGGCGATAAATATTCTGTTCCTCGTTCTATAAAGACAGTTATAAATAAAGCTAACAAATGGTGCGGCCAAAATATTTCTGAAGATAAACTGTCTTTGCAACATAGAAAATGCATGGAGAAACTATTAACTTATTTGTCTAGTCCACGTTTCGTTGGTAATTATGATTCTTATAATAGTTCTACAGATAAAGAATTATTTGAAGCGGAGTTCGTGCGATCTGTTTGGGATAAGCCAGATCTTACGATTGATGAAATAAATTTATATATAAATGTTTGTATGGATTATATTAATTTGCGTCAGATTGATATTAAAAAGAATAAGATAAATGACATGTTCAATGAAACGCAAGATCAAAAAGATTTTACCATGCGTCTTACTGAAGTCTTAAAGACTATTTCAGAAGAATATAATCAATGTGCTGGTCGTATTGATAAGAGTATTCAAAAGTTAAATGGTGAACGATCTAAGAGAGTAGAACAAACGCATCAGAAGAACGCTTCTATCCTCAATCTTGTAGAATTATTTCAAGACGAGCAAGAGCGCAAGATGATGATTCAAATTGCAGATATGCAAAAACGGACAATCAAGGAAGAGGCAGATAGATTAGAGAGTATGTCTTCATGGAAATCTAGAATTTTGGGAATTTCTAAAGAAGATGCTATATGATTCAGTGTAAAATCTGTAGCGAGTCTTATAATAACGATAAGTCTTTTCATGCTCATTTAAAAAAGCACAATCTTTACCAAGCCGAGTATTATTGTAAATATTATCCACGATACTCTCTTTATTATCGCCAACAAATACCTTTTAAAAATAAAAAGCAGTATTTTGAGACTGAGTTTATTGATTACGCCGAATTCTTGAAATGGGAAAAAGCTTCTAATGAAGAAGATGTAAAAACTAAGTGTATAGAATTGCTTAAGAAGAGAATAGATGAAAAACAATATCATTTTGCACCATTTCATAACGAATTAATTACGCTTAATTTACCCAGCTTAAATATTTATAAGAAATATTTTAATTCATACACGGGCGCATGTAAGCTTTTAAATATTGAGCCGTTATATAATAAAAATTTGCCAGAAGCTTTTAATAAAACAAACATATCTCATTTACCTATTTTAGTTGATACGAGAGAGCAGGATGCTTTGGAGTTTCCTAAATCTAAAATTGAGAAGATATTCGTAGGCGATTATTTAATTGCTGATAAAAAGTATTTTACTAATACTTTTGTTGATAGAAAAAGTGAATCTGATTTTCTTGGCACGATGGCTTCTGGAATAGAAAGATTTGAAAGAGAATTAATTAAAGCTGTTGAATTAAATTGTTATTTATTTGTGGTTGTTGAGTCTAGCATTAATAATATTTTAATTAACCAGCGCAAGTATAATAGAAAAACAAATTTAGAATACGTTTTTCATAATATGCGCAACTTATGTCATAAATATCCACGACATATACAATTCATATTTACTGGTAGTAGAAATAAATCTTTAGATATTATACCCAAGTTGCTGTATCATGGTAAGTCGCTGTGGCAAGTAGATATACAATATTTTTTAGACAATGAGTTGGGAAACAGGCAATCAAGTGTTAAGGAAGTCGCGGTTAATTTCCAATGAGGAGTTAGCTAAAATTCCTGGTTATTTAGAAGAGCGAGAAGCGAAGTTATTGTTTTATCAATTTCTTCGCAACAACACTACTTTCGCCACCGATCTTATAACTGGAGTAAAACTATTTCCTTTCCAACATATGGCTATTAAAGGCATGTTGGAAAGCGATTATTTTTTAGGAGTATGGTCGCGTGGCATGAGTAAATCTTATACCACTGGTATTTATGCCGTGCTTGACGCTATATTAAATCAAGGAGTTGAAACTGGCATATTATCACGATCATTTCGTCAGTCAAAAATGATATTTAAAAAAATAGAAGATATTGCTGCCAAGCCTGAAGCTTATCTTTTAAAACAATGTATAACAAAAATATCTAAGTCAAATGATGAATGGGTGATGGAAATTGGTAAAAGTCGTATTCGCGCATTGCCTTTGGGTGATGGCGAAAAGCTTCGTGGTTTTCGCTTTCATCGTATAATTATTGACGAGTTTTTATTGATGCCTGAACGTATTTATAATGAAGTAATTGTACCATTCTTGTCTGTAGTACAAAATCCAACTCAGAGAGAAGAGCTTTATAATCTTGAAACGCAGTTAATTGCTAAAGGAGAAATGACTGAAGATGATAGATATATATGGCCTAATAATAAATTGATTGCATTATCTTCTGCATCTTTTAAATTCGAATATTTATATAAGCTTTATGAGCAATATGAGAATTTAATATTTAATCCTAAGAATAAAGAAAAGACAAAGCGTTGTATCATGCAATTTTCTTATGATTGCGCTCCAGTTCAGTTATACGATCAGAATCTAATCAATCAAGCAAAAGCTACCATGAGTGAGTCGCAGTTCTTACGAGAATTCGGCGCACAATTTAGTGATGATAGTTCTGGATATTTTAAAATATCTAAAATGGCATTATGTACAGTACCAGATGGAGAAACTCCTGCTGTTGAAGTAGTTGGAAATGCAGAAGATGAATATATATTAGCAGTCGATCCATCTTGGTCAGAAACAGAATCATCTGACGACTTTGCAATACAAGTGCTTAAGATAAATAAAGAAAAACAAATAAGCACATTAGTTCATTCTTATGCACTATCTGGTTCATCATTAAAAGATCATATTAAATATTTCTTATATTTATTACAGAACTTTAATATTGTAGCTATCTGCATGGACTATAACGGCGGTGTTCAATTTATGAATTCTTGCAATGAAAGTGAACTGTTTAAAGATGCTAAAATCAATTTAAAACCAATTGTTACAGAGTTTGAACGCCCTGAAGAATATACACAGAATCTTTATTCTGCTAAAAGCGAATATAATAGATCAGATTATAAATACGTTTTCTTAAGAAAGCCAACTTCTGGTTGGATACGTTTAGCAAATGAATTGTTACAAGCTAATTTCGATCATCGTCGCACTTATTTTGCCAGTAGAGCAATCGATGATAACTTCAGAAGCCAAACTAAAAAACATATAGGCATTTCAGATTTGAAATTCTCTAACGCTTTAGATACTGAAAAAGAAAATGAAGAAGCTAAGATGATCGACTTTGTAGAACATTTATCAGATATGATTATGCTTACAAAAACTGAATGCGCTCTTATACAAATAACAACATCGGCGCAAGGTATGCAAAACTTTGATCTTCCAGCTAATCTAAAACGTAAGTCTGGTCCAGATAAACCAAGAAAAGATAGTTATTCTGCATTAGTGCTTGGAAACTGGATGGCAAAAATATATTTTGATATTAACACTACTCAAATAGATGATGTAATGGAGACTTTTGAACCAATGTTTATAGCTTAAATATGAATAATAATATTTTAGATAAAATTAATAACTATACAGACATCGGAGAATCAAGATTAAAATTTATTAATAAAGTTTATCATTATTTTGCTTCTTTGAATAGATCTATTAATATATTAGAAACAGGATGTGGGCATTATGGAGATTCTGAAAAATTCGCCAGTATGACTTATATATTTGCTGATATTTTATATAATTTAAAAGGTGGATCTTTACTTACTGTAGACATAAACGAAAATAATTTAAATAAATGTAAGGAGTTAACTAAAAATTTTTCTAATATTATAAGTTATAGGTTGGGCGATAGCGTAGATGTGTTAAGAAATTTAAACGAAGATTTTGTTAAATCATTAGATTTAATTATATTAGATTCTTATGATTTACATTTATTTGATCCTTATCCTTCTGGAATTCATCATTTACAAGAGTTGTTAGCTTTATATAATAAATTAAATAAAAATTGTTTGATAGCTATTGATGATAATTTTTTACCTGGAACTTGGATAGATTGGAGATGGGATGATGGTAGATTGGAAAGATTTGAAACGAAAGATAAATTAATAGGTAAAGCTATGTTTTGTCATGATTTTTTAATTAAAAATGATTGGATAAGAGACGATTCGGTACTTTCCGCTGGACATAATATATTTTTATATAAGTATAAAAGTCACTTTTAAAGTCACAATGTGTAACTATTATTAACATGAGTCGTAAATATACAAAAAGATCAGACTATTGGAGCAAATTCTCTTCAGGCAATCAGGATTCTGCACAACCTTTAGAAAATTTAATGAATGGAGAACAATCTTCTGAACCAAATTTTGTTGGTGAACCATTTTATACTCATGAGGCTCGCGCATCTGAAGGAGATAGAAATGGTGGTCAAGAATCTACAACGCTAAGAAGAAATTTAGCTTATGTAGGACCAAAGATTTATAAGTATGCTAATATTCGTGAAGGATTTCTTCCGTTCGAAACTTCTGTCAATGGTTATACTGTTCGTGATGCTATTGAACTTTGTCAGAAAGCTTATGCCAACGTAGCTATTTTTAGAAATGCTATTGATATCATGTCTGAATTTGCTAACGCAGAAATCTATTTAGAAGGCGGTAGTCAAAAAGCAAAAGACTTTTTCCAAAAGTGGATGAAGTCAGTAAAGATGTGGAATATAAAAGATCAATATTTTCGCGAATATTATAGAAGCGGAAATGTATTCTTTTATAAAATAAATGCTAAATTTGATATTAATGATTTTCAAAAAATACTAGAAACATACGCTAGTTATGATGGTCAATCATATACTACAGATGTAAGTTTGTTGCCTTATCCAAGTGAATATGATATCAAAAATAAGATTCCAGTTCAGTATACATTAATTAATCCTTATTATTTAACAGTCAATAGATCAAGCGGTTGGAAAACAATGTTGTACGAAAAGATTCTTTCTGAATATGAATTAGAAAGACTTCGTACTCCTAAAAACGATCATGACAAAATGATCTTTAATCAACTTGATGAGCAAACTCAAAATAAGATTAAAAATGGTCAATGGGCGCGTGATGGTTTAAAAATTCAATTAGATCCTACTAATATTATTTATTCTTTTTATAAGAAGCAGGATTACGAGCCTTTCGCAATTCCATTTGGATTTCCTGTGCTTGACGATATTAACTTCAAGTTAGAAATGAAGAAGATTGATCAAGCTATTTGCCGCACAATTGAGAATGTAATTCTTCTTATCACTTTGGGAACCGAACCATCTAAAGGTGGTATTAATCACAAAAATATAAAAGCTATGCAAAATCTTTTGAACAATCAATCTGTTGGTCGCGTTCTTGTTGCTGATTATACCACTAAAGCCGAATTTATTATTCCTGATATGAATAAAGTATTAGGTTATGAAAAGTATAAAATTGTAAATGAAGATATTAAAGAAGGATTGCAGAATATATTAATTGGTTCTGAAAAGTTTGCAAATACAACTGTAAAAGCTCAAGTATTTTTTGAACGACTTAAGGAATCAAGAAACGCATTTATCAATGACTTTCTACAACCTGAAATCGAAGCTATCTTTAAGAATTTAGGATTTAAAGGTAAATGCCCTAAAGCTAAGTTTGAAGAAGTATCTATTAAAGATGAAACTCAATTTAATCGTGTTGTTACTAGAATGATGGAGCTTGGTATTCTACCTCCAGAACAAGGACTTAAAGTTATTGAAACTGGCATTTATCCTACAGAAGAAGAATTAACTATTGCTCAACAAAAATTCGTCGAAGAGAGAAAGAAGGGTTATTACAATCCAATAGTTGGTGGAGTTCCAGTTATTCCACCTGCGATGCCAGAAGGTGGTTCTCAAAAGCCTATACCACAAAAGAATAGCACTCCAAATGAAAAGGGTCGCCCAATTGGTGCTAAAGCTTCTGTATTTGCAAAAGATGCTATTGCAAAGATATTAAATCAAACTAAAATATTAAATGCTTCTGTAGAAATAGCTTTAAAGAAAAAGTATTCTAAGAAGAGTTTGTCTTCAGATCAAAAGAAACTAGCTGAAGGTATTACCGAAGCTATTATAGTCGGTTGTGAAGGAACATTGTGGAAAGAAAAAGCTGAAGCTGTTGTAAATGATTCAAGTTTTCTTGATAAATTAACAGTGCTGCCTGAGATTCAAGAAATGGCTACAGAACATCAATTGGATATATATGCAGCAGGATTGTTATATCACAGTACTAAGCTTTCTGTGTAAAATATTAATAATATGTTCCTTTACAAAACATCATTTGAGAATATTGTTACTGCTTCTGTCAATTTTGACAAAAACATTTTGCTGTCTCAAGCTTCATTAGAACCTCTTAAAACATTAATTCCATCAACAGTCAATTTAGATAAGAATGTTGATTTGGTTGGCGCTGCTTTTAATGCGGCGGTTGTAAATCGTTTTAACAAGAATGGTGATGGTATCGACACTAACACAGCAATTGCTTTTAAAAAATATTTTATACATAAGCCTACAAATATTGAACATAAAAAACAAAGAGTGGTCGGCCACATTGTTAATTCAGCTTTTTCTTCTTATGGTGATAATAGAATTTTATCTGATGATGATGTAAGAGGAAGTCTTACTCCTTTTAATATTGCTTTAGCTGCTGTAGTTTATAAAACAGTTGATCGTGAATTCGCTGATGCTTTGATGGAATCTAATGATCCAGAATCTAATTTGTTCGAAAGAATAAGTGCTAGTTGGGAAATAGGTTTCAATGAATATTATGTAGCAATTGGAAGTTTAGATTTAAAACAAGCAGAAATTATTACTAAAAAAGAACAAATCGATGAATTTAAAAAATATTTAAGAGGTTTTGATGGTCCTGGAACTTTGAACGATGGAACTCCAATTTTTAGATTAGTTACTGGAAGAATTTATCCTTTAGGCATTGGTTTTACTAGCAATCCAGCCGCTGATGTTCAAGGAGTTGTAATTGATGATGGCGAATCTGAGTTAGTTAAACAAGATGCAGAAGCAGAACAAAATGAATGCATCGAAGTAAATTCTTTAGATTTACTTAACTTAAATGATAAAATTTTTTCACAACACGAATTAAACACTGTAAATAATACCAAAACTAAAATTATGGATTTAGAACAAATCATATCAGCACTAAAGGCAGTTCTTGCCGCTGAGAAGCAAGACTCCAACAAGTTTACTGAAGAAGCAGTAGCTTCTATTTCAGCTAAAATCGCTGAAGGCATTAAACTAAAGAATGAAGAAATCAAGCAAGAGGTCGAAAAAGCAGAAGTCGCCAAGGCTGAAGCTGTCGCTCAAGCTGAACAATTTAAGAAAGAATTAGACGAAAATAACAAGAAGCTTTCTGAAACAGTAGCTAAACTAAATGAGTTGGAAAGCACAATGTCTGCTAAAGCCGCTCAAGAAATTTATAGCTCAAGAATGAGTCTTTTAGATTCTGAATATGATTTCGACGACGTTGATCGTCAATATCTAGCCAAGGAAATTTCCGCACTAGATACAACTGATGAAGCATTTGCTTCATATAAAGAAAAGCTCGCTATTGTTTATAGACACAAGAGCAAGGCTTTCAAGACAGAACAAGAAAAAGCTTTCCAAGAAAAGTTAGAAGCTGAACTAGTTAAGAGAATGGGTCAAGTTCAACATCAAGCCCAAGCTAGTACAAGTAAGGAAGTAGTTGAAAAGGTTGTTGAGGTTGAAACAGCTTTGGCTAACGCCAAACGCGAAGAGCCAGCAGTACCTACTGAGACTATTTCTCCAACAGAAGGCCAAGTTTCTTGGAAAGAAAGACTTCAAAAAGCTTTCAGTAAAGAAAATATCATAGTTAAATTTTAAAATATATGTCACTACGTTTATATCCATTCAGACAATATAGCGAATTTGATGTAATCAATCTATTCGCAAGCGATACCGCTGATGCCGCTCCATCTACAAATGGTAACGGTTCAGCTGGTGTATTCGTTAAGGTTTCAGCCGGTAATATGGATCTTGATCCAATTACTTATGCTGCAAATTCTTATCTCGGAAATACTGACTATCCATTCCTTGGTGCTGCTCAGTATCCTTCCGTTCCTCTAACTTTCACTGCGGCCACCGCTGGAGTTCCAGTTCTTGGTGTTACGCTAAATCAGACTCTTCTTGCTGATGAAAATGGTGAAAAGTTGCTATATAATCCAATCAAGAAATCAGAACTACAAGCCGTTCTTTCTGGACAAGCTGTTCCTGTAGCTACTCGCGGTGTTTTCACTCTAGCTGATACAGCTATCGACTGGGTTGATGCCAACATGGCTCCAAACTCTCACTTGGCTATTTCTGCTAACGCTGGTAAGGTTACTGGTTATGCCGCAAGCCAAGTTTCACCACTCACTGGTCAATATAGCATCATCGGTCGCGTACTAGCCACTGGCACAAGAGTTAGCCAAAATGGCAAGAGCGATTATTATGCTGGTACTGGCACTGCTGGAGCTAAGTACGCTCTAGTTCAAATTGATTGTACATCATCTTACACCGTCTAATTTTAATATTTAAAGAACATGAAAATCGTTTTAAAGAGAACAGATGAACAGTTGGAGCTAATCAAAGCATTGGCTTCTAGAAACCGTGAAGTAGCCTACGAAGCTCAAGTAGCTTTGGCTGAATTCATTGGTCCAGTTTTGGCTGAAGTTATTAATAATGCTCCAACCATTTCTAACTTGTTCACAAGCCTTCAGTTCAACTCTGAAGATAATCCCTCAATTCCTCTAGATCTCTATTATGATATCTTCGATGAGGATTATATCAAGGTATATAGCCAGTCAGTTGCTGGTGGTCTACCTCAGAACATCGTTCAACCTCTATCTTCTGAATTGAAGATTGCTACCTATCGTCTTGATAGTGCAATCGCTTTCGATAAGAAGTATGCCGCCAAGAGCCGTCTAGATGTAGTTAGCAAGTCTTTCACTCGCATTGCTCAAGAAGTCATGCTCAAGCAAGAAAGAACTTCTGCTAACCTCGTAATGAC